ATATCAATCAGCGGCAAAAGCTCATTCTTGTGAAATAACCAATCGACTTTGTTGAGATCGAGTGACGTAATACTCTCGCGGCGAACGCTCATTAGCTCGATAGGAACTCGGTGGAGTGCCAGCACATCGTTCATGGTTTGGTTCTTCACTTCCTTAAACGAATCCTTTGCTTCTACTTGGCCAATCGGTTTAAGTTCCGGCGCCTTAGTGTCTTTGCCTCGCGCATTTACAAACATATTTTTAAACGCCATGCCTTCTTTTGCCTGAAGCTTGGCTTTGATTTCGTCTTCCTGTTTTTTAGTCATGCTAGGTTCATTCATATACAGCAAGTAACCCGCGTGTTGGCCGTTGCGGTAATACTGGCGGCGGAACAAAGTGGCGTCGTCATTAAGCCAGATGGAGGTGAGTCCACTTACGTGACCGGGTAACCCATAGATCTCCTGAGCAACGTCGTATTCAGACAGATGGAAGATTTGTCCCTCCTTAAAATCAACTCTGCCATCATCCTCATAAGTATTTGGCTTGTAGGTATAACCCAAGTCCTCGCGGCGACGCATATACAAAGCGGGAATGTGTTTAACCTGAACGATAGGACCTTTGCCCGCGTGTGAGCGAACAATTTGGAAATAGCCGTTGCCAAAGGTGAGATAGTCTTGGATAAACCGCTTAAGGTCGCGACGGGATAATACTGATGAAACGTTCACAGCATAGGCGAGGGTATTGCGCTTAAACTCAATCGCGCTCGAGTGCATCGGGTTAACGCGCAGCGCTTTGGCTAAGGTGTCGAATGGAATAGGTGGCTCATATAACCCATCAACCAAAGCCGTTTCAAGGTAACTTAGGATGTCGCTGTTCATCACGCTGACAGGGTTAGAAAATTCAATCTCAATCACTTCGTTTCTCCGCTCTTTGGCTTAGAAAATTTCAACGGTGGTATCGTCGTCATTGTTAATATCAATTGGCTCCCAGCACATCACGTGCATTGAAGCCCAGGCAAGGTCAGCATGCGACCCTATCTTGCTGCGGTTAGAGACAAACGTAACCTGGTTACTGATATTGGTGGTCTGCTGGCGAATCATCAGGAAAGAATGCACCAGGTCATCCCATTCGGCGTCAAACTGCAGTCGACCATTGCCGATGATCTCCCGGGCTTTGTAGGCCATCATCCGCTTGACCTCTGGTGAGTAGTTCAGTTCGAGCAAAGACGGATAGAACTTTCTAACCAATTCAGCCACGGCAGAACCTACGCCACTGGTATCGATGGCGAGGTGCACTACATTGTATTTTTCGGTGATCCCGCGAATGGCTTCAGCTTGCTGCTCATAGCTTGAACCTTTGAGTCTTAAGCGCTCGATGAAGCGGAAAACGCCGCCCTTCATTTTTGGCTTGAGTGAGACGACTAAGCCCGCATCATCTGAGCCTTCTCCTTGACCACCACCTCTTGGGTCATAGCCGACTAACACTTCCGCGTCACCGACGGGGCGTGGCTTGTTGTGGTCAACTTCCTTCCATAGAGAGGAATCCGCTTTGCAGGCGAGAAGGGCTTTTAGTGAAAAGAACGAAGCACTGTCATCCAAGAATTTGCATCGCAGTAGATTGTCGAAGATCTCCTTAACTGGATATTTACGCTTTAGCTTCTCCATGTTGAAGAAGGTCGCGCCTTTCTTCATCGCGTCATCAACGGTGATCATCTGCCTGAAGATAAAGTCAGGACCTAACGCCCCATCTTTAAGCGCGGAGTGGCTGATATCAATGCTGTGCTCTTTCTTACCTTCCCATTTCGGATAAGCTTCATGAGCCATTGTGGAAGGCGTCGAAATGTAAGTGGTACGAAACTTCGCTTGTATCGACATGCCGCCCGCGTAGTCATCCAACTCAGCGAAGCGTGGTATCCAAAACACCTCATCCCAATACATGTGGCCGTTGAAACCCTGAGAGGTGGAAACGTTGGTCGACATAAAGCCCAGCTTGGCGCCATTACTCAATTCAATATCATCTTTGCCCTTGAGATCGACTTCACCAATCTCGAGAGCAAACTTACGGATGTAGTTTTTAAAGATATACGCCTGCTTTTTCGACGCAGAGATAAAGACCTGGTTGTCACCATTAAGCACTGCATCTTCAAAGGCTTCATACGCAAAGTAGAAGGTGAGACCAATCTGGCGCGACTTCAGATAGAAACGTGTTTCGTTGATGTCATCATCGAGCTTGTGAGCGTGAATCTCTTTCTGGTACTCAAAGAAAGTACGCTCGCGGTATTCGTCAAACATCTCTTTGGTGATCTGCGAAACGTCATTCTTAACTTTGTTAGGTTTGCGACCTCTAGGGCTTTTGCCTTCGACGGGTGTGCCTGGTCTGCTTCGCTTATTCTCCGCTTCAGTACGTTTGTAGTGCTGATCGAGTAGCATCTTCAGCTCGCGTTCCTGACACTCAAGTTTTTGGTCAACCCACATCAGATACGTGATCCTCTGACGCAGCATGAGCTCTACGGGCAAATCATCCCGCATCTCCTTCCAGCCAAATTTTGATACCCATTGCTGAACCGTTCGGGTGGCAACACCGATTTTATCCGCGATTTCAGCCGGCTTTTGCTGGCGTAAGAACAAACCAAACGCTTGAGTTTGCGCTGGCGAGTATAGCGGCTGGTTCAGATTGGTTACTGCATTCGTCTCCATGCCAGCATAGTGCTACAGAGGCCGCCATTACTCAGCTTGAGAGAGTTCTATATCGAGTATCTAGAATCAGGATGAATACAAAAAGAGGAAGGCTTTCGTTAGATTGAAATCATCGAATTCAGGAGAGTTTAGACATGTTTCAGTCAGAGCCGATTTGTATTTTGCAGGCAGGGACAACCGTTGATGGTCGCGTTATTGAACAGAAAATCATTGATGAAATCGCAGAGACCTACAACCCAGAGGTGTATACCGCACGCATTAATGAAGAGCACTATGACTGGAGCTACAAATTCGGTTCGGTGCTGTCGGTAGAGAAGCGTGAAGACAAGCTGTTTGCGGTTATTAAACCTAACTCCCATTTGCTACGCATGACGGAACAAGGCCAGTTGCTGCATACATCCTGTGAGTTCATTGAGAAGTTCTCCAACACTGAGAAAGCGTATTTAACCGGACTGGCTCTAACCGATAAACCCGCATCACTGGGTACAACTCAAATCCATCTCTCTAGCAAGGACGATGGCAAGGTTCACGTACTTTCAAAGTTTACGATCGAACCCCAAGCGCTTTCGCAAGAAGAACCGGAAAGTGATGCCTCCTTATTCCAGAAATTCAAAAGCTGGCTCAGCGGTGAAAAGTCTCCTGAGCAGTTCTCGCAACAAGAGGAAGAAAGCGAAATGAGTAAAGAAACTGAAGAGCTGCTCAAACAAAGCATCGAGCAGAACAAGGTACTCAGTACCAACTTAGGCCTGTTGATCGAAAGCCTTTCCGCACAGAAAAAGCCAGAGGTTGATCAAGAGGAGCCTGAAAGCAATCAGCTCGATGAACTCAAAGGTCAGGTGGAGCAGTTGTCGACTCAGATGTCGGAGATGACGACAACGCTTAGCCAAATCACTGACGAAACACCGCGCAAGCTAGCAGGCCAGGACAGCGAAGAAGAGCAGTACCTATAACGCCAGTCTGACGAAGAGATACAGGTAAAACTATGCAGAAACAAACGCAAATCAAGCTCAATGCTTACGTGAAGAAAGTCGCTGAGCAAAATGAAGTGGATGACGCGACCCAGAAGTTTAACGTCACGCCGAACGGCACTCAAAAAATCATTGGCCAGATGCGAGAGAGCAATTGGTTCCTGAAGAAGATCAACATCATTCCGGTGAAGAACCAGAAAGGCGAATCCATCGGTCTGGGTGTAACGGGCATGATTGCTAGTCGCACAGACACATCAGGTGAAGGTCGCCGTGTACCGAAAGACTACTCGGGCATGGGCGCGATGCCGTACATGTGTGAGCAGACTAACTTTGATACCGCTATTCGTTACGACAAACTTGATGCCTGGGCGCACGACAAGCGATTCAACTCAATTATCTCAGCTCATACGCGTGAGCAGATTGACGCTAACAAAATCACCATCGGTTGGTACGGTGAGCGCGTAGAGAAGAACACCAATGCGAGCTCGAATCCAAACGGCGAAGACGTCAATAAAGGTTGGTTTCAGGCGATGCGTGACCACAACGCCGAGCGCTACATCACCGAAATTGTGCCGAATTCCGGTGAGATCCGAATCGGTGAAGGTGGTGACTTCATTAATCTCGATTTAGCGGTGCTCAACACCAAGAACCTGCTTCACGATGCGTGCGAAAACGATTCAAACCTGATTGCGATTATCGGCTCTGACTTGCTGGCTTACGACAAAGCGAAGTTCTACGAAGCGCATGGCAATACACCAAGCGAGAAGAGCAAGATTCAGGAAGTGCAGGTTATTGGAACCTACGGCGGCCTGCCTGCGGTGAAGGTTCCGGGTTTCCCATCAACCGGCATTATGGTGACCAGCTACGACAACTTGTCTATCTACATTCAGGAAGGCTCGATTCGTCGCTCAATGGGTAAGAAGAACGACGAGAAAGATCAGATCGAAAACTTCGAGTCGATGAACATGGCTTATGTCATTGAAGAAATCGGCAAAGCAGCTGCGATGGAATTCAAGAACGTCAAACTGAAGATTGGCGAAAACTGGGTATAGCCCTTAAACGACCACCCCCTCAATGCGGGCTCTAACACTCAATCTGTGAAGCCTTGGCAGAAGCAGAGTTAAGTGTTTGTCTGCCCGCATTTCTCTCGAGGAACCATGATGGAATTTGTCGGTGATAAAAGCGAAACCTACGACTCAGAGCTGCCAGCCACGGCAAAGTATCCGGCGTTGAAGCTGGCAGAGTTTCAGTCTCTATTTCATTTCATGAGCAATGAAACAGAGGCAGGCATTCTGCATCAAGCGAGCGTGTCGCGTATCAAAGTACACAAAGAGTTGGAGTGCGTCATGGCGCTTTACGATGACCTAAACGCACTTTCTAAGGATAAGTTTGAAGATGAAGAATCAGGCGCAACGCTCTACAAGCAGGCGGTATTTGCTTTAACAGCCGGTGAGTTGATCGGTATTCAGTTAAGTGGGGATGCGACAGCGGAAGCTGCGCAGCGACAAGAGGCGCTAACGGACAAGAAACAGCATTGCGAAGTCCAGTATCGCCAAGCCATCGACCTACTTATTCATAGTCACGAAACCTACTGCTTTGAGGTGGTGTGATGCAAGCGCTACAAAGCCTGACTGAGCTGTTTAAAAGCCACATTACTGATTCGAAGAGCTTAGATATCTGGGTAGAAGATGGCGCTCTGTTTTGTGGTCAAGGACCATTGGTCGACGGCTATGAGTTGGAATACACGGCCATTGTTTTTGTTCAGAACGCGAGACTAAAACCGCACATTCTGTTTATGCATTTGGTGAACTGGCTCAACAATCATGATCCGGAACGAACAGAGAAAGGCTTACCAGCACCGACGTTTGCGACTCAGGTGCTCGATGATGGCAAATGTGACATCAAGATAAAAATCGACCTCAGAGAAAGCTACTCACTGGCAGAAAGTGAGCAAGGTAATTGGAAGCAGCAAGGGACCCGATATGAGTGTATCAGCGAGTTTGAGGCGGCTGTGCAGGCGGATGAACTGAATGAGCTGGTTTACTTCGTTGGTCATTCCAAGGACTTGCCATGAGGACCCTAGAAAGCCCAGAGCAGCTGACTCAACTAGTAGATATGTTGGTCATAAAAGCTTCTGAAAAGCATGACTTAAACCGTCGAATGGCAAACCGAGCTCGGCAGTTTTTCAGGCAGCAAGTCAGAGCGCAGCGAGACATTAACAACAATCCATATCAAAGCCGAAGGCCAAAGACTCAGCTTGATGATGGAGCCAACAACAAAGACATGCTGCTGGGTTTTGCTCAGGCATTACGAACACGAGCGAGTGACAAAGGATTTGAGGTTGGTCTAAAGGGCTCTGCGGGTGTCATTGGTCGTGAGCACAATGAAGGTGCTCAGCTCTCGTTCACCACAAGGGTAAACGGCTTCTTCGATTCGAAGGTGGGACAGTGGCAGGGCGGAATACTCACTAAACGAAGTTATCACATGCCCAAACGTACGTTTATCGGCTGGACGCTACTGCTCGAAAAAGAGTTGCTGGCGATGGCTGCAGAACACTTTGCACTAGAGGATGCAACCTAATGCGAACATTTAAGGTTAAGCCGAGCAGCAAAGGCTTACTGGTTCGAGACCCTGAAACCAGACAACCGCTGAAAGCTGCGGGAGAAGTGAAACCGCGCAATACCTACTGGTTACGCCGAATCAAAGATAAATCCGTTGTTGAGGTTAAGGCGAAACAACAAAAACAGGAGACTGAAGAATGAGTATCAGCTTCTCAGAAGTGCCGAGCAATGCTCGTGTCCCAGGCATGTATGTCGAGATTGATAACAGCCTGGCTAACAGTGCTGAAGACCAGCAACTTTGCCTAGTGATCGGCAATGCCGTCGATGGTGCCGCGGTAGGGGCAAACACAGTAAAGCTTTGCATGGATGATGTAAAAGCCGCTGAGCACTTTGGCAACTCAGATATCGTTAAGATGGTGAAGTTCTTCCGCAAGCAGGATGAAACTATGCCCGTGTATGCGGTGAGTGTGGCCAGTAATGACACCATGTCTGCTCTGGCAGCACTGGGCGATAAGCAGTATCACCACATCATTTGTTCATTGAATGACGAGACCACTATTCGTGATTTGGGCGAGTTCTTGGAAAAGCGCTACGACGCCCTCAATCAAATCCCTGGTCTGGCGTATCTACCAAAGAAAGGTACACACTCGGAGCTGGTGACCTTTGGTTCGAAAAGCAATTGCCCGCTAATCAGCTTTATGTCGATTGATAGCTTGGGTGATTCATCGAATCAGGTGTTGTCGGATGCAGAAGCTGTTGCAGCTTGGGCAGGGCAAATTGCTCCTTCATTGGCCAATGACCCATGCCGACCACTACAAACCCTCAAGTTGAGTGGCGTGTACTCAACGGCGGAAACGGAATTCGACTGGGCAGAGCGTAACTTACTGCTTCATGAAGGATTGGGGACTTACACGGTCACGCCGAGCAAAGAAGTGCAGATTGAGCGCCCAGTAACAGCGTATACCGAGAATGCGTCAGGTATCGCCGACAACAGTTACCTCGACATCATGACACCGGCAACCGCAATGTATTTCCGCCAGAAGCAGCGTTCACGCATCCTGAGCAAATACGCGCGCCACAAAGTCGCAAAGGACGGCACCAAGTTCGCTCCCGGTCAGGTCATTGTTACGCCAAGCATGTTCAAAAGTGAATTGCTCGCATTGTATCGGGAGCTGGAATATCAGGGCATCGTGCAAGATTTTGATGGCTATAAAAAGTCTTTGATTGTCGAGCTCGACCAAACCAACAAGCAACGCATCAACTATCAGGATTCCCCGCAGTTTGTGAATGGACTGATCATCGTTGCAGGTAAGATTCAATTCAGGAAGTAAGCCATGGGAACAACAATTACTAGCCGCGCGGTACTTAATGCCGGTTCATTGGGGCGCTTACCAATCAAAGAAGGAGCGGAAATCAACTTTGGCAACCTCAAGCGTGAACCAGTTATGGGTGACGATGGTGTGCTTGGCCATAGCGAGTCTTATGAAGAGGCGCCATCCATTAAGTGCGTCATCGCCCACGCCAGCAATACCGATGAAGATGCCATTAAAAAGTTCGTCGATGAAAACATCACGCTCGAGACGAACAGTGGTAAAACCTACACCTTAACCGATGCGTGGGTGGGTGACCCGCTTACGTTGGCCGTGAAAGAAGGGCAGCTGGAAGTCATGTTCTATGGCTACGAGCTGATCCCACAATAAGGAGCGAGCCATGTATTCAATACTCATGAAACGTCAGGCGCTCACCAACAAGCCTAAAGTCGTGCAGGTAGAACAATCGAATCGACCATCGGCAATGAGTAAGCCCTGGGAAGAAATCCAACTGATGCTCAAACAAGATTTGTCTTACGTTCGAACCTTGGCGGGCTCTAAAGAGAAAGACCCATTCAAAGAGTCTTTAATCGAGAAGTACCGCTCAACCGTCGAAACCCTGCTTGAAACGCATCAGGGCAATTACGCCAATCTTGATGTGTTGTGGTGGTTCTTCATGTGGCATGTCGATTTGGGACTACTGGAAACCATCCACGATGATTTTCGCAATGCTATTGGTGCAGGTCTGGAAACACCGCACAACTGGAAAATGAACGGCCAGACTGCCTATTGCGGCTATGTATTCAATTACTCTCTGGAAGCCCACAAAGCCAACAAAGAGTATGAACGTAGTTACTTGCTCAATGCTGTGCAAGATTTGCAATCTGGTGAGCTGGCAACCAATGCACCACTAAAAGTGAAGATGTATCGCTTGGTCGGTGACTGGCATTACGAAGAAGGCGAACGTGAACTGGCGTACCAACTCTATGAACAGGTGATGAAGCTGGACCCGGACAAAGGCGGCTGCAAAACCAAACTCAAAGAACTGAAGGAAGAACTGGGCTATGGCGACACCAATTAAACACAGTAGTGAAGTGAAAAAGGTTAAGTTGGCAGTACCGCATGAGAAAGATGGAGAGATGATTGAAGAACTTGAAATCACCAAACCGCACTCGGGCAACCTGCGCGGTTTAAATCTCATCAAAGTGTGTGAGATGGATTTCGAAACAGGGCAGATTCTGGTGCCACGGATAACGCGCCTTGACGAGCGAGACATGCTCAACTTCGCGCCAGAGAACTGGGCGCCGATACTGACTGAAATCGCTTCTTTTTTCGTCAACACGAAACAGTAATCGAATACGTTGAAGACTACTACGCAGACATAGCAGTAGTACTGGGCTGGCAGCCAAGCGAATTGGATAGGCTTAGCTACGAAGACTTATTGCTGTTTCGGGAAAAAGCCAGAGTTAGACACGAACGGAAAGAGAGCGAATAAGCTCTCTTTTTTGCATCACCAATAAGGGATATCACCATGAAAATGAATCTGTCAGTTGTGATGGGGATGAAAGACAAGATATCCGCACCGCTCAAGGGCATCTCCAGCGAATCAGATCACTACGCAAAGATCATCAAGAAGGTGCAAAAGGCGCAGGCAGATGACACAGCTGCGCTAGGTATGATCGCATCATTCAAAAGCTCGCAGAAAGCGATAAGTAAGAACGCCCTCGCGATTGCAGCCACTAATGAAAAGCTCACCGAACTCAAAGCTAAAGCGGCATCGACGACGCGCCCAAGTGCTGCACTGACAGAGAAGATCAGCAAACAGCAGGATAAGTTAGATAAGCTCAACGCAGAGCAAACGAGCTACAAGAACAACCTGGTTCGGCTAGGTAAACAGCTTAGCCAGACAGGCGTGAAAATGTATGACTTGGAAGGCGAAAGCGATCGGTTAAATCGAAGTTACAAGAAGCACGGCCAAGAGATTGCGCGCCTTAGCAAGAAGTACTCGATCTTGCAGGGTGCAATGAAGCCCATTCAAAAGCTCAATGGTGCAATACGTTTACCAAATGTTGCCTCTGCCACGGTAGGGAAGGGTGCCGCTTTATTGGGTGGTGTCAGCTTGGCTGGATTGGTCTCAGAGGTAAACAGTACTGCAGACGAGATGGACAAACTGGCGAAAGTCGCCGGTAACCTGAACCTGCCAATTGAAGAGCTGCAAGCCATGCAATCCCAAGCCAATCATGCAGGCGTTGAAAGCGATGCGTTGTCTGGCTCTATGCTCAGGTTTACTAAACGCTTAGGCGTATTGCAGGAGACAGGAACAGGCGCACTAGGTTCATTTCTTAAGAAAAGCGGTAACTCACTCCATAAAGACTTACAGGGAGCAGAAGACACCCAACAAGCCTATGAAATGCTGCTGGATGCGTTCTCAAAGCTAGAGTCAACTCAAGAGCAGATGGCATTTGCCGATGCCGCGTTCGGGCAGGATGGACGCAAAATGTTAATCATGCTTCGCGAAGGTACACAGGGGCTAACCGCTGCGCGTAAAGAACTTAATGCCCTTGGCGGAGGGGCAACCGCTGAAGACGCTGCAAAGGCAGAAGCATACAACGACGCACTGCAGAAAATTCAGGAAAGTGTTCGTTCAATGAAGTTTGCCGCACTCGCACCAGTGATGGAGAAAGTCACTAAAGTCTTTACTCGATTCTCGGACAAGTTTAAGAACGCGCAGTGGCGCACCGAGTTTATTGAAAAGCTCATCCAAACCGTCGACGGCTTGTATCGAGGTTTTGCGTTCCTGGGTAAAGGGCTTATCTGGGTAACGCAAAATTTCAAAGGCATTGTGGCGGCACTCGCTATCTTTAAAGTTGCGATGATTGGCCTTAACGCCGTCATCATGGCTAACCCGATCGGGATGATTGTGGCAGCGGTAGGTGCAGCGATTATCGCCATAACGTACTTAGTCGATAAGTTTGTTGGCTTAGATAAGGTCATCAAGTGGGTAGGTGAAAAGGTGGGTTGGTTATGGGATAAGTTCAAAGCCCTTATCAACAAACTCCCAGATTCACTGATTCCAGAAGGTTGGAAAATAGAAACCGAACAGGCAGGCAAACAAGTCGCCAGCCTTGCGAGCAAGCTCGATGGTATTAAAGACAAAAACGCCAAACTCGGTATTACTACTGAAGAAACCACAAACCGCCGTGAAACAACCAGCTCACAATACCATGCTTATCAGTCAGGAAATCTGACGACACCAAAGCAATATCAAGCCTACCAACCACTCACTAGCCAGGCTTTAAAAAGTAAATCCGAAGTCGAACTCCGGATTAAGTCAGATAAGCCTGTCACTGTAGACAAAGCGAAAAGTGAAAAGGGTACTGAGCTTAACTTGGATGTGGGGAATTTAGGGTGCAGCTATTAGAAATGACTACGGTATAGATGAGTGCCTTGCTTATCATTATTTTCAATGACTTAAAGATATGTATATGCGATTTTGATAGTATTAAATGATAAAAACTTCACT